AAACGCTCGAAACCTACGCTCGAAGAGTGGTTAAGGACTCTAAAGAATCAACAACGAAGGCAGCTGAACACGGCACGAAAATGCACACCGAAATGGAGAACATCCTCTTGGGAAGAGCCGTATCCACAGATGAAGCACTTGCTCCATACATCGCAACCTTCAAAAAGTGGGCAGAAGAAAACGTTGAGAAAACCTACTGGTGCGAAAAGGGTCTTGTTGGCGCAGGCTATGCGGGAAGGTGTGATGCCTACGTCAAGCTACGCGGTGTTGGTGACGCTATCATCGATCTAAAGAATCGTAAGGTTAATCCTAAGACAATTCCGTTTTATGAAAATTCGGACTGTCCACAATTATGGGCCTACAGATCAGCAAGCGAGAATCCAAAGGCAGCGTGCGTATCTATTGTGCTTGCATCAAATGATGCCAGCAAGTTGATGACAAAAGTGTGGGATGAGGATGAGTTATACCAAGCTGGAATTGGATTCAATGCGCTATTAAAAGTCTGGGCTTGGGTAAAAGGTTACACACCACCTGGGATGAAATTATGATCGACCCAGCAGATGTCTTATGGCTAGAAGGATTACTGGACGAATTTTATAGGAGGCTTGCAAAATGACTGCACCAACAATTCAAGAGATGGGTCTTGCCGCGCAGGAGATAGTCTGGCGTGTGATGGGCAAAGGCTCAGACAAGTCTGGCTACGGCGATTGGCTGGAGAAGGATAGGCCTACTCACGATTACCATATTGCCAGAGCCGTCCGGCACCTAGCCACAGCGCAGATGCAACTGCACAAGTCCTCGCCTTGCCCAGATAATAACGGTGAGACAAGCGTTGACCACTTGGAGCGTGCGCTGGTACGATGCCTGTTTACTTTGGCACAAATAAAGAAAGAGGTGACAAGACTATGATTATGGAAGATGTAAGTGTTGATTTTGAGTTTAATGGAGAAAAGTACACTGCGTATGGCAATGCAGAGATTGATACTATCACCGAGGATATTGGTCCAGTTGGCTATAGGGAACATTACTTTGCCAAGGTGGTCAACAATGTGACTATGTCAAAGATTGAAATCTCAACCGCTACTGAGGACATAAAGAATCCAAGCAAGGATTTACTGGAAAAGGCTGATGATCTTTTATCCATTCAGGCAACAGAAGATTTTGACGCTGGCAAATGAAGCTGGCGTTGTCATGGCTGCTCTACCTTTTGGGTGACACAATAAGTCGCACGCTTTTGCGTGCGGGTATTGGATACGGTTTATACAGAACATTTATGCTTTGGTCAATTGAACTAGATGAAAAGTTTGATGTGTGGAAAGAAGTTAAACCGAAGCGGAGGAAGAAAAAATGAAACAAGCAATGGTAACACAATCGTTTGGTGATGAGTGGAAGAACATTATTGATCTGACTAGGCCGAGGATGGAGGCGTACTGTAAACGCCATAGCTGCGACTTCATTCTGATCGATAAGCCTCTTACCCATCCAGCCCAATACTCCAAGTCAGCGATTGGAAATATCATGGCTACTAAGGGCTATGACCAGGTGACATTCGTTGACGCTGATGTTCTGATTGCAGCCGATTGCCCCAAGCTATCCGAGGACGCTGGGGTGTTCTGTGCCTTTGACGAAGGAGCTTATCTGGATCGAAAGCCAGATATGGTCAAGCTGGCTGGAGCTTTTGGCGGAGTGATCGAACCGAAGTTTTATGTCAACACTGGCGTATTCGTAGTCCATACCAAGGCTGTTGGTGTCTTGTCAATGCCGCCCATCGGCCTGCATCCAAACCACTTTGCCGAGCAGACCTGGCTCAACGTGATGGCACATCTATGGAACATCCCGCTAACCGAGCTTGACCCATCCTTCAACTGCATGACCAGCGTTGAGTCGCACTTTGGGTTAGACCGATACAAGGATGCAATGATTATTCATTACGCTGGGCAGTCAAACGATCTGGTTAAGTTAGCTAACCAGATCAAAGCTGATGAAGCGAAGCTGGTGGGGCTAGGTCGGTGAGGTCAACCCAGTTATGTCGCGGTGATTACGATGACAGGGTGCAGCAGTTGGCTGGGGAGGTTGCACTCCAAGCTATCCGAGATCTACGGATGTTACGCAAGCGAGGGATGGTTAAGGGCATGAAGATTGTAAAAGGCCACCAAGGCGTTCCACTCAACGATGCGCTGGAGTATAAGAACTCGCACGAGGTACAGAAGCTACTGCGTGACTTTAAGACGGGCGTTGTCTCCTGGTGGTGCAGAGCCAGCGGGGTGCAGATCGACAACCGCACGTTGCTACGGAAACTAAAGGAAAACGACTATGTTTTGCCAACTTGATTTCGCTGTAATTGTTTGGGTAATCAGTTGGTTTGTGCTTTACAGTTCGCTGACTTTGTCGGCAATCTACTGCGCGTTTTTCATCATCTTCAAATTAATTGACTACATAAAAAAGGAACTGGATCTATGAAAAAGAAAAACAGAAAGATAACTCTGGTAAAAACATTTGAGCAAGAATCTGTAAGGGTAATGATCGATGTTGACGATGATCTATACGAGGCGTTGGCAAGGGCTGGCCGTCAACACTTGGCTAAAGATAAGATGGCTTGCTTCGAGTACGCATTGAACAAGGCGTTGCTGGAACTATGCCAAGAACTCAAATGACTGAGTTTAAGCAGAAGGTATTAACCGCTTCAGTAGATCGCTACGTCCTAACCAAGACGCAGTGCGAGATGCTACGCCAAGATGCGGAAGTGATCGGAATGAAGCGTGCGCCAGTGCTGTCGAAGGATGGCGTAACACGTACGGTATCGCGTACGCGAACCTGCTCATCGTGCTGGATACCTTTCGCCAAACATTATGAATGGATCTACAAAGTGATGCGAGAGCTTACGGACAGCATCAATGCCGATGCATGGCGTTTCGACATCCAAGGCATCCAGCAGTTGCAGATACTGCGTTACCGCCCACTACAGAAGTTCTCTTGGCACTTTGATACCTACACATCCGAAGCACCAGTTCGCAAGCTTACGGCGGTGGTTAACCTGTCCGCGCCAGAGGAGTATATTGGTGGAGGCTTGCAGGTTAAGGCTGATATGGAGAACGCTCAGTTCGTCCGCGAGCAAGGAGCAGGTTGCTGGTTTCCATCCTACCTGGAGCATAGAGCGCGTGCGCCTATATGGGGAGCGCGCTGGGTGTTGGTGGCTTGGTTTACTGGACCTGCTTGGCGATAATGGCAACGCTAAACGAGAACATCCCTAGTTTCAAGGCTATGGTGAGAAAGTCATTCTTTACCAAGACCGAGTCGGACAAGGAGTTCTATAACGTCTATGTGTTCGCATTGCAGTCTTGCGCTGGTGCAATCCTGACCTTTCACGTTATGACTGACTCTGGAATGCTGCGGAGTCGAGTGCCGCTGTCGGAGATATACACTCACGAGCCAGAGGCCGACATCCCTTTCAACTACAAACAGCTTTGGGATTGCTTCAGCGAGAACGTGACTGTAACCGAGTACAGCTTCTTGGCCTATCATCGCGCGCAGATACTACTTAGGGATGCGACTAAGGTCTGGGGTACATACTTGTTTACGGTGGATTGGTTTAACAATCCCTACAGCGATGAGCCTTCGGACTACAAGTGCGGTCATGTGTTCGAGGGTGACGATGGCTACTTACTCTGTATGCCGAACAACCGCATATTCTGGCGGGATAGCAATTGGGTTACAAAGAAGTTGCCAGATAATCTCAAGCAATTTCGGGTTGATACCGACCTGCCATCCGTAGAGAATCAGAGTGACAAGTGGGTGACAGAGGATACAGATTCGTTTTACTACGAAATTAAAGAAAGGGATACACAATGAATGTAGAGGCCAAGAACAGATTGAAGTGGGCGCGGGATATGCTTTCCATTGCTAGGGAGAAGCTTGTTCTGGAACGTAACCGCGCGACTCACGGACACGCGATAGATATGATCCAGATCATTACGATGGTGGATGCAGCCAGCCTGGTGTGCAAAGAGGTTGTGGGGGATGAATGAAAAAACCCACCTCGACTTATTCAGCGGGATCGGAGGATTTGCCTTGGCAGCAAAGTGGAATGGATATAAAACCGTTGGCTTCTGTGACAACGAACCCTACGCACAAGCAGTCCTCAAAAAGCATTGGCCAGAAGTCCCGTGTCACAAAGACATCCGCGAAGTACGAGGCGAGCTATACGCA